AGACTTTAAAACAATTGAGAGACAGGGAATAGAAGTTCCTATTATTAAACCTATTATAGACAATAATGGAATTAAGATTGCTTCTGATCAGAAATTAGAAGAAGGTGTTTATCCAGAACATTTAGTTTATTTAAAGTCTGCTGGAATCTGTGGACAGGCTGATATAGTAGAGATTGTAAAAGGTAAAATTAATATAACAGATTATAAAACCAATAAAGAAATAAAAGAAAAAGGTTATACTAATTGGGAGGGTAATACAAAGAAAATGTATAATCCTTTAGGGCATCTAGATGATTGTAATTTAAATCACTATAATATACAATTGAGTTTATATGCGTATATTATAAAGAAACATAATCCAAAACTTAAAATAGGTGACCTAACTATACAACATGTAAAGTTTGCTCAAGCAGATACTGATAAGAATGGTTACCCTATTAGTAAATTAGTAAATGGTGAACCTGTGATAGAAAATATAAAGATTTATAAATTACCTTATTTAAAAGATGAAATAAGGAGTATTATTATGTGGCTAAAAGATAATCATGTTAGTAAGAATATTTGATATAGAAAATGGAAAGGTTATTCCTTCAGAACATTGTTATACATTAACATTTCTGAAAAACATTATAGATACATATCCCAAAGAGCATATGAATATATTACAATATTTATTTTATATGACATGTCCTAGTCCTGATATGAATCCTTTTTTTAATTTACCAGAACATGAAAAAGAAGATATTGTTACTGATGAAGTAAACTTAGATGTCTCATTAGATGATCCTATGATTACCCATGCTCTTGAGAGATGTATACAGTTATATGAAACTCCCACATTTAGAGCATATAAAGGTATTAAATCTGTATTAGATAAAATGGCTAGATATATGGAAACAACAACCATTGAACATGGAAGAGATGGTAATCTTACATCATTAACTAATGTAGCTTCTAAGTTTGATTCAATAAGACAATCCTATAAAGGAGCATTTACAGATATGCTACAAGAACAAGAAAGTCAGGTAAGAGGAGGACAAGGATTAGCATATGATCAAATGTAAATTATGAAAAATTTAGTATTTACATCAGCAGGAGATAGAACTGATTTTGATAATCTTTGGTTAGATGTAGAACGTGAATATGATGTATGGGTAGTATATTATGGAAGTAATGAAAAGACCTATGAAAGATATAAATCTAAAGTAGATTACATAGAAAAAAGAGTGGGTTCTAAGTTTCAGAATTTTGAACATATTTATAAAACTAAAAATCTAAGTAAATATGAAAGATTCTTTATTGTAGATGATGATATTATAATAAGCACTCAAGATATTAATAAATTATTTATAATGTCACAAGCACATGATTTTTGGATATGTGGCCCTTCATTTGATGAAAAGAGTAGAATATCTCATAGAATAACAAAACATAATCCAGGAGTTCTTTTTAGATATACAAACTATATAGAAGTCAATACTCCTTTATTAACTAAAAAAGCTTTAAATAATTTAATGAAGATGTATGATTCTTCTTTAATAGGTTGGGGTATAGATCATTTATATATATGGGCAAATGGATGGGATGAAAAAGAAAGATTTGCTATTATAGATGATGTTCAATGTACTAATCCTAAAGAGTCAACTAAAAAAGGAGGAAGACGTGAATTAGAAAAGGTTAAAGATTGGAAAAGAAGATCTCATATGTGGAACACATTTGAAAAAATACATAATATACCTAAGATAAGAAGGAAATATTATAAGATTGTTAAACTTTCTGAAAATAAAAAGATATATAGGACTAAACCATTAGTGCCAGTAATTGTAAAACCAAAAGAATATAAAGAACCTTTAAAATTAGAAACATCAAATAAAGATAAAATAGCTTTTATGTTTTTGACAAAAGGAAATTTACATCAACCAAGTCTTATATATGAGTTTTTAAAGGAGGGGAAAGATAAGTGTAATATATATGCCCACACAAAAGATGTAAAAAGTATTGATCAGGATTTTTTATTAAAAGCACAAATACCAGAGAAAGTAGAAACTGAATGGGGAAAGATAGGATTAGTAAAAGCAACAATAGCTTTATTAAAGGAAGCTTTAAAAGATCCTACTAATAAGTATTTCTATTTGTTATCAGAAAGTTGTATTCCATTATATCCATTTGATATTGTTTATACTAAAATAGTATCTCAAAATAATAAATCATGGATTCAAAAAATAATGACATATCAGACATCTAGGCAAAAGAAGTATGATACATTAAAAAATCCTGAAAAAATAGGTATACATAACTTGGATGATTTTCATTTATGTTCACAGTGGATGATATTATCTAGAAAACATGCAGAACTGGTTGTAACTCATGATTATACAAATACTATATTTAAGGATGCACATATTCCAGATGAATGTTATTTTATTAATGTATTAAAACATCATGATAAAAATTATAATGATAATGTAATAGCTGAACACCAAGTAACCTTTAGAAAAATGACACATCAACATCCTATGTCTTTTAAAAAGTTTGATTATAATATTTTAGTCTATATGAGAAATAGTTCTAAAGGAGTAAGTTATTTTGGAAGAAAGGTGGGAGATGAGGTAGAATTAACTTATAATGATTTAAAAAAAATTAATTCTTCATATATTCCTAGAAGTAATAAAAAAGATAGAATCTTTAAAAAGATTAAAACAAAATATGGATATAAATTTATTTGATGTATAGTTCTATACCTACATATAAAAATGGTAAATGGATTACTACTGAATTTAATAGTGAAGAAGATTTTAGATGTTTTTTATTAACATTATTTAGAGAGCCTGGTCAATATAAGTTTAGTACAACATCATTACTTTTTAATAAACAAGCTCAAATATTTAATAAGGAAGGTTATTATTGTAATAAACCTTTTAGATCAAAGGATTATACTGCTTATTGGGATGATCAAAAAGATAAGTGTAGAAAAGGTGTAATTTATCATGGAAAAAAACATATATGGTATATAACACGTGACTATTATATGTGGTTAAATTTTCTTCCAATATTTGATAAGGAAGAAAAGAAATATGGTTTTGCTAAAGTAAGAGATGCACAATATCATATGGCTCTTTATGAGATCTTGGCAGAATTACATGACAGACATTCAGCTATACTTAAGAAAAGACAAATAGCTTCATCATATTTTCATATGGCAAAACTCTTAAATCAGTATTGGTTTGAAGAAGGTTCTATATGTAAAATAGGAGCATCACTTAAAGATTATATAAATGATAAAGGATCTTGGAAGTTTTTAGATGAGTATAAATCATTTCTTAATGAACATACTGCATGGTATAGACCATCTAATCCTGAAAAGGTCTTATTATGGCAACAACAGATTGAAGTAAAAATTGCTAATAGAAAAACATCTAGAGGATTAAAATCAAAGATCCAAGGAGCATCTTTTGAAAAGAATGCAACAACAGGAGTAGGTGGACCGTGTACATATTTCTTTCATGAAGAAGCAGGAATAGCACCTAAGATGGGAATAACTTATGAGTACTTACGTCCTGCTATGTCTTCAGGAATGTTAACTACAGGAATGTTTATAGCAGCTGGATCAGTTGGTGATCTTGATCAGTGTGAGCCACTTAAAACAATGATATTATCTCCAGAAGCTAGTGATATATATGCAGTAGAAACAAATCTTTTAGATGATAAAGGTACAATAGGATTAGCAGGATTATTTATTCCTGAGCAATGGTCAATGATTCCTCATATAGATAAGTTTGGAAATTCTTTAATTGAACCATCTTTAAAAGCTATTAAGAAAGAAAGGGAACAATGGAAAAAAGATTTGAGTCCAGAACAGTACCAACTTAGAATCTCCCAGAAGCCAACCAATATAGCAGAAGCATTTGCCTATAGAAAGGCTTCAATCTTTCCACAAAGTATATTATCACATCAATTAAGACGTATTGAAGAAAAGGTTTATCCTTATGATCTTGTTAAATTAGAAAGAACAGAAAAAGGAATTAAATCTGTTACAACAACTAAATTACCTATTTCAGATTTTCCAGTATCTAGAAAAGCTATAGATAAAACTGGTTCAATAATAGTATGGGAAAGACCTATAGCAGATCCTCCTTTTGGAACATATTATGCTTCTGTTGATCCTGTTTCAGAAGGAAAGACAACTACATCTGACTCACTATGTTCCATCTTTGTATATAAGAATCCTGTAGAAGTAACACGTGAAACTAGTAATGGTATTGAACATTTTATTGAAAAAGATAAAATAGTAGCATCATGGTGTGGAAGATATGATGATATAAATAAAACACATGAACAACTTGAATTAATTATTGAATGGTACAAAGCATGGACTATTATAGAGAATAATATTTCTCTTTTTATTCAGCATATGATAGCCAAAAGAAAACAAAAGTATTTAGTTCCTAAACAACAAATACTTTTTTTAAAAGATCTTGGATCAAACAGAACAGTATATCAAGAATATGGATGGAAGAATACAGGTACACTCTTTAAGAGTCATTTGATATCTTATGCAATTGAATATATAAGAGAGCAAATTGATGAGGAAACAGATGAAAATGGAGAAGTAATGAATGTAACATTTGGAGTGGAAAGAATACCAGATCAAATGTTAATTAAAGAAATGTTAGCTTATTTTCCAGGACTTAATGTTGACAGACTTGTGGCATTTTCAGCATTGATTGCTTTTGCAAAAGTACAGCAATCTAATAGAGGATATGTTAAACGTGTAGAAAGAGATGATGCAAATAACTTGCAAAACTCCCAAAATTTATATAAATTAAAGTATAATCCATTTAGGAATATGGGAGGAAGAATAAAAACAATAGGAGAAAAGAAATTTAAAAAATCCCCTTTTAAAAATTTCAGATAATGAAGGTATTTAATGCAATGCAAATGAAGAATGGAGCCAAAGCAGAAAGTGGCTATCCAACAACTAGTAGTTTAACACAACCATTACAATTCCTAACAGCAAAAAAGAAAGATGATGATTGGTTTGCATGGAATCTGGATTGGTTAGAATTACAGGGATTACAATTTTTAAGAATAAATTCTAGGAAATTATTAAAGAACTATAAACTTGCAAAGGGAATAATTGATAAAACAGATTATATAGTTGAGGAAGATAATGAGTATAAGGGAGTAATGGATATGTTAACAAGAGAAGATGCAACAGCATTAGAACTTAAATTTTATCCTATTATACCAAATGTAATAAATGTATTATCTGGAGAATTTAGTAAAAGATTTTCTAAAGTGCAGTTTAGAGCTGTAGATGATGCATCATATAATGAGATGTTAGAACAAAAAAGAGTACTTGTTGAAGAAAATTTATTAGCTGATGCAGAAATGCAATTAGTTATGAAGATGATTTCAATGGGTATGGATCCTGGATCTCAAGAAGCACAACAAGAATTAAATCCTGAAAAATTAAAAACATTACCAGAAATAGAAGATTTCTTTTCTAAATCTTATAGAAGTATGGTTGATGTATGGGCATCTCATCAATTAAATGTAGATGATGAGAGATTCAAAATGAAGGAATTAGAAGAAAGGGGATTTAGAGATATGTTAGTTACAGATAGAGAGTTCTGGCATTTCCGTTTATTAGAAGATGATTATGAAGTGGAATTATGGAATCCAGTACTTACATTCTATCAAAAATCTCCAGATGCAAGATATATAGCTGATGGAAATTGGGCAGGAAAAATAGACTTAATGACTGTATCTGATGTGATTGATAGATATGGGTATCTTATGAATGAGAAACAATTAGAATCATTACAACGTATTTATCCAGCCAGATCAGCAATGTATCAACTTACAGGAGTACAAAATGATGGTTCATATTATGATCCTACAAGATCTCATGAATGGAATGTAGGTTCTCCATCTTTAGGATATAGGCAATTTATAAGTAATTGGCAAAATAGTCCAGAAGGAGGAGGAGATATACTTAGTTGGATATTAAGTGAAGGAGATGATGTGCATATTTGGGGACAAGGAGAATTAATGCGTGTTACAACAACCTATTGGAAAACACAAAGAAAGGTGGGTCATTTAACATGTATTAAAAAAGATGGACATGTCTATCAAGAAATAATAGATGAAGGATATAAGATTAATACTAAAGCTATTTATGATACAACTTTATTTAAGAATAAGACAAAGGATACTTTAGTTGAAGGAGAACATGTTGAATGGATCTGGATAAATGAAGTATGTGGGGGAGTAAAGATAGGACCTAATCTTCCAGCATTTTGGAGACAGGATATGTCTGATAATCTTAATCCTATATATTTAGGAATAAACAGACAAAAACCATCACGTATCCCTTTTCAGTTTAAAGGAGATAATAGTTTATATGGATGTAAACTTCCTGTAGAAGGAAGAGTATTCTCAGATAGAAATACAAGATCTACATCATTAGTTGATCTAATGAAAGCATATCAAGTTGGTTATAATATGGTTAATAATCAGATAGCTGATATTCTAGTTGATGAACTTGGAACAGTTATTATGTTTGATCAGAATGCATTACCACGTCATTCAATGGGTGAGGATTGGGGAAAGAATAATCTAGCTAAAGCTTATGTAGCTATGAAAGACTTTGGGATGATGCCTATGGATACTAGTATAACTAATACAGAGAATGCTACTAATTTCCAACATTATCAGACTTTAAATCTTGAACAAACAAATAGATTAATGTCAAGAATACAGTTAGCTAATCATTTTAAACAACAATGTTTTGAAGCAATAGGGGTAAATCCTGAAAGATTAGGAACTCCTATAGCACAGAAAACAGCAACAGGAGTAACTCAGGCAGTACAAGCATCATATGCACAAACAGAAATATATTTTACTAATCATTCAGATAATCTTATGCCTAGAGTTCATCAAATGAGAACTGATTTAGCTCAATACTATTATAGTACTAATCCAAGTGTAAGATTAACATATATTAATTCTGAAGCTGAAAAAGTAAACTTTCAGATAAATGGAACAGACCTCTTACTAAGAGATTTTAATGTGTTCTGTACAACTAGAACAAACCACAGAGCTATATTAGATCAATTAAAACAATTAGCACTCACTAATAATACATCTGGAGCATCTATATTTGATTTGGGAAGCATTATTAAATCTGATTCAATTGCAGAAGTTACAGATATCTTAAAAGACTCTGAGAAGAAAGGTGAAGCACAAAGAATGGAACAACAGCAAATGCAACAGCAAATGCAACAAGAACAGATAGCAGCTAAACAGCAAGAAGAAATGATGAAGTTACAATTCCAGGCTGAAGAAAATGAAAAAGAAAGACAGAAGGATATCACTGTTGCAGAAATAAGATCTGCAGGAATGGGTTCTATGGTAGATATTAACCAAAACCAGGAAGGAGATTTTAAAGATGCTATGCAAGAGATAAGACAGAGAGATGAATATAGAGAGCAAATGAATCTTAAACGTGAACAATCTGCTATTAATAATGCTCAAGAAGAAAATAAAATGAACATTAGTAGAGAAGAAATGGCTACACGCAGAGAAATAGCTAATAAAAATCTAGAAATTGCACGTGAAAATAAAAATAAATATGATGTGCAATCTGATAATAAAAAGAAGAAGAAGAAAAAAGATTAAGATAAAAAATAGGTGTTAGCTATATACTACAGAATAAATATATTTTCACTAAAATTTTTAAGGTTTATAAACTAAATTTGAACTATATTGTATATAGAGCAAGTAATCATAAACAAAACTTTAAACCAACAACATTATGAGCACAGAAACACAAACAGTAGAAACTAAGGTAACTCAAGAAGA